GTGGATAGACAACCCATATTGAGAACGGTTCCCATTAAGCGGTGATGCGACACGCCGGGCCGGTTTGACTTGTGTTGTAATGTGTGGTACGCGGAAGTGTACGCGGTGAAGTGGTGCGGTTGTGACGTGTCGTGTTTTATGGTATTATTATATATAAGTGTCGGTTTCGATGAAAGGAAAAATAAAATGTCTTTTGTTAAAGTTAATTTTCCCGATATTTGTGATTCTGATTCCGCAGAGTATGCGTATCTCATCAGCGTGTACAACACTACGTATTCACACAATCAAAACGTTTGGGGTTCGCCTGATGAAAACAAGCTTGATGGGGTCATGTATGCCGCGTGGCTGTTGCTGGATGAATACTATACGCGCGGTGAATATGCCATGATTGTTGAGTGCCGACATCTGTTAACGAAACGTTGCCGTGCGGAACTTCACAGCGAACACAATAAAGAGTTTTGCACCGGATTCTACACGGTCGTCGATTCCGTTCTGTCCATCTGAGGGCGGCTTCAAGGGAAAGGGAGAAATAAAATGAGTTTTATGAATCTTGAAGCGTTATCTAATTCGATTGATTTTAACGTGAATAGTATTTACGATGTGTTCGTGTATTTTGTCGATATTGCGTCCGATTGCTTAATCGAAACTCGGTTTGTCGATTGTATTGACGCATACGGGCTTAGGGATGTGCTTGAGGATGGCGTGTTTTACGTTCCGGGCGCAGTCTGTTTAGGCTATCGGGTTAATCGGTGATTGATCATGTTTTGCAAGTGTAATAGTTGTGATTTCGTCAAGGGGTATAGGGTGCGTGGTGAACGGCGTGTCAAGCCCGTTGTTATTAGTGGGAAGTGTTTTGAATGTGATTCGTATGTGTCTGATTATGTGTTTGCGTGTTGTCGTGATATTGTTGATTTGATGCGGCGGGGTTTGTGGGCGGGGTGATGTGATGGCCTATTAGCTCAGTGGTTAGAGCGGCATCCTTATAAGATGTGCGTGCCGGGTTCAATTCCCGGATAGGCCACGCGATTGTGATATATTTGGTCATGGCATGTCGTTCGATGTGTCATGACCTTTTTTTTTTATTTGTGAGGTGTTTTTGATGGATATTAGTGCGATCGCAACCGTTGTCGGGAGTGTGGGCTTTCCGATCGTCGCGTGCTGTGGCATGGGCTGGTTTATCGCCACGACTTTTAGCGATTTTAATGATTTGATGACGAAGAACAATGTTCTGACTGAAGAACTTATCGCATTGCTCAAGCATAATAAGGGGGATGACGGTGATACGAATATGGCGTAGCGTGTTGGCGTGCGTATGCGCATTGTCGTTGCTTTTTGTGCCGTCCGCAAGCGCGGACATGCGCGGGGTGGATGTGAGCAATTGGCAGTGTGATATTAATACGGGAGCGGTTGACGCTGATTTTATTGTAGCGGGTGCCACATGGGGCGTAGGCGGTTTCAATAATGTGTGTTTGACCAATGGCGTGAATCAGGCTGTGAACTATCAGCTCGGACGCGCAACGAATAGCGGCAAGAGCATCGGCGTGTATCACTACGCGATGGGCAACAGCGCGGCGGCGGAGGCCGATTTTTTCGTGGACAACGTTGCGGGCTATATCGGGCGCGCGGTTCTTGTTTTGGATTGGGAGCTTCAGGACAATCCGCAGTTTGGTAATGGCGCGTGGGTTGAAACGTGGGTGCGACATGTGCATGATCGCACACAGGTGTGGCCGATCGTCTATGTTCAAGCCTCAGCATTGGGGCAGCTTAGCGCGTTTGTGCGTGAGCATTGCGGTGTGTGGGTTGCGCAATATGCGTCAATGGCTGCCACCGGATACCAGGCAACGCCGTGGCTGTATGGTGCGTATGGCGAAGCCATGCGGCAGTACACGTCGAACGGGCATATACCGGGTTATGCCGGACGATTGGACTTGAATTATTTCAGGGGCGAACGGTGGCAGTGGGATGCGTACGCGCATGGCGACGGTGCGATTGTGGCCGCGCCGGAAACGAATACTGTTGGTAATGGGTCACAGTCGGTTTGCGTGGTGGTCACGTCGGGTGACACGTTGTCGGGCATTGCCGCGCGCACGGGCTTGCTGCCGTGGCAGTCATGGCACGGGTACGCGTCAGGCGATCCGGCTTTGATTTATCCGGGCGAAAACGTGTGTTATGGCGGTGCTGTGGCTGCGCGGCCGGAGGTGGCGCGTACGCATACGGTTGTGTCCGGCGAGTCTTTGTGGTCGATTTTCGGCGGTGATTGGGCGCGTGTCGCCGCGCTTAATGGTTTGTCTAATCCGAACTTGATTTATCCGGGTCAGATTTTGCGTTATTGAGAATCAATATCAATAATCGGCGGTTCGCTTTTTTGCGCACGCCGATTTTTGTGTTATAAATATTTATGTCGCCAAAATGGTTGACAGAAAAAACAGATACAAAGGATAACAAAACATGCGAAAGATACGAAAGGTAATCGCTGACAGCACCATAAGCTACTATGATCGGGATGGCGTGCTACAGACGTTCCACACCACCGGAAACGTTCACACCGTCGAAACGGCAGTCAAATCGCTTATGGACGCCGGTATAGTCAACGTGTTAGTTGACGACATTACGGTCAATAAAACCGTGTACGTGATGGACGTTGAAACGTTCATCGAACATGCCGAACGTGTCGCAAACGGCCCCGGCACCGACACCGACAACGGTAACGACAAAGATATTGAATTCTGAAAGGAATCGAAATGAACGAGGAAAACGAACAGATGAACGACACCACCATGAATGAAACCGCGCAGAACACCACCGACAACTTTCGTTATATTTGTACGATGGATGACAGCACGTTCGAGGGGAAACGCGCCATCGTCAACGCGCGTAACAGCGCGGTGTCGCTGAACGCTCGCGGCGCGGAACCATTAACGGTTATCGGCGCTTATATCGCGCCGGGCGTCCGTTCTCAGACCGGTCAGAAGTGCGCGAACGTCTATCTTTTCGGAAAGGACGGTAACACGTATTTCAGTCAGTCCCAGGGAATCTATCACAGCGTGCTGGATATCTACGATATGTTCCCCGATTTCAACGCGCCGGACGGCATCACAGTCGCGGTTAAGCAGACACCGCTGGGCGGCGGCCGTTCCACGAAATCACTTGAAATCAAGTGAATTGAATAAATGAGAAAAAAGTGCCATAACGATTTATGGCACTTTTTTTATAAAAAGAGGTGTGAAACATGCCTAGAGCGCATAAACGAGCGGACGTGTTGACGGCAAAGCGCAAGAGGGTGCGCCGCGCGATAAACACGATACGCAAGAGTATCACCGAGGGAATGCCGGAAAGCGAACGCCGCGCACGCACGGCGTACGTGCAAAGGCTTGAGACGGAACTGCAAAAAACGTATGTAGGCCGTATCCGTAACGCTGCCGTGCGTGACGAATTGTATGCGCGTGCAAACGAGATTGCCGACACTCTAACCAAACAGGCCGAGACCGTGAAAGGTGGCGGCGGCAAGCGTGGCGAACGGCGACGTGCGTTCAATATCTTTCGTCAGGAGATGCGCATAGCGTCCAAGGGCGGCCCGTCGGCCTTGGGCGAGTTTGGGCGTGAGAAAGTCAAGATTTTTTGGCGATACACACAAAACATTTGGCAACGCCCGGACGTGCCGCCCGACAAGCGGTTAGAGGCTGTCATGCAAGCGTATGGGGCAACGTCGCTAAGTGAGCTTTTTGAAACCATCATGGAGCGGAATGAGAAAGCGTTGGAATATGCGCAGAGCATGAAAATGCATATTGGGGATTTGGAGGATTACACGGACGTTGACGGCGGTAGTCCGATTTGGCTTATCGCGGTGACACCCGACGTAGTGCGATGAAAGAACGTAAAGACTTCCGGGTGGCCGCGATATTCGACACCGAAACCACGAACATTGGCGATGGTGCCGAAACGCGGGCCTATCCGATATTGTATATATTCAACGATCTCCGCGATACGCCGATTGAAACGTATGATCCTGATACGGATGATGTGCGGTTTTACCGGCGCACGTCCGAAGCGCTGGCGTATATTGATGATCTTATCGAATATGGGCGTGCGCACGGTTATGTTCCGATAATCGCGGCCTATAATCTAATGTTCGACATGCAAACGTTAATGCTGGAATTGGCGCAAACGTACACGTTGCACGTCAACGCACAGACGGCAACGTCCGTGTACACGCTCGATTTATGCGTAGGCGATGACGTGGTGTGCCGTTTTTGGGACACGTTTTATTTGGAAATGGGCGGATTGCGTGCAATGGGCGAGACGTGCGGCCTTCCCAAGGCCGTGGGCGACTGGGATTACTCGCTTGTACGCACGCCCGAAACCCAGTTGACAGAGGAAGAATTGTTTTACGCACGTCGTGATGTGCAAGTGATACCCCAATACTTGCAATGGCTGCTGCGCGCGAACCATTGGCTCACGCCGGACATGCTGGGATGCAGGGTGCTCACCAAGACGTCGCTTGTGCGGCAGATGGCACGTCGTGAGATCGGCGGGCGACACGTCACGTTGCAGAGCGGTAAGCAGATGACGCTTCAACGCGCTTTCGACCTGACCTGCAATCAAGAGTTTCCGAAAAACTATGAGTCCTATGCCTTGCGCAAGGCGTGTTTCCGTGGCGGATTGACGTTTACGAGCGCTAAAACCGCTAGCGTTGTCGTGGATAACGTCGCGTCACTGGATGTGACGTCGATGCATCACGCTTTCATTAATGGCCGTCGCCTGCCGGTGAAATTCGCGCCGACACCGGCGGAATTGCTGCAAATCGCGTGCGAAAACATCATTACCACGCCGCTTACCGACGTGATGGCACATTACGATGACCCATTCAGAACCGGGGTGCATGTCGCCGTGCGGTTTATTAATCTGCGATTGCGCAAGGGTACGTGTTTCGACGCTTGGGGTATAGCGATTTGCCCGCGCTCGAAATTCGTGCGGACGCTACGCGCGGGCACCGATTACAGCAATAACGAGAGAGCGAAGACACAAGATAACAGTATTCGCGCGCACGGTTATATAGACTCGGCAATAAACCCAGCATACGCGTTCGGTAAACTGTACCGGGCGGACGAATGCGTGCTGCACGTGAACGAAGTCGAACTGTGGAATATCGGACAGGTGTATAACTATGACGAAATGCAAGTGCTGTACGGCGAAAGCACCACTAAAACCATAAGCCCACCGGATTACGTCACTTTGCAATCGAATATGCTTTTCGCGCGGAAAACCGATGTGAAAAACCTTATCAAGGGCTACACCGAAGGCGTGCCATACGCGGACGATATCCCCGAATCGATACCCGAAGGAATCGCACGCGACGCTAAGGCGGGTACGTTGGGCATGAAATTTCTGCAATCCTATTACGGCAGCACCGTTAAAGGCCAATTCAACGGGATCTATGGCACTCAGGCGCAGGACGTCATGAAAGCCGATTACCGCGTGACGGAAACCGGCGAGCTTGAAGTCGATAAAACCACGGTATGCACTCCCGAGAATTTCGCAAAAAAACGTCCGAAGACACCGCGCGTGCTCTATACATACGGCATGCGGATCGTAGCGGGTAGCAGAATGCACTTGCTGATAGCCATGATGCTGCTATATCGGCGTTTCGGCGATCGCGTCACCGTCACGGGCGGCGATACCGACAGTCTGAAAATCAGCTGCGCCGATGACGTGACCGACACGGGACTATTGGACGCGCTCGAACCGTTGCACACCGCGATAGAAACCGCGATCGACCTTACCATGCGACGGGTCCGAACCACCGCGCCCGACATGGCGTCCACGCTGGAACATATCGGAAAATTCGAGGTGGAGGACTGCGGCGGCGCAACTCGGTACGTTGAGCATGTGGAATTGTGGAACAAGGCACGCGTGAGCCTGGATGCGGGCGGGCGCGTGCATGTCACTTGCGCGGGACTTCCGCGGCCGGACGGCATGTACACCATAGAGGATTTTATCGTCGACATCATGCGCGCGGGGCACGGTTTCGCGGAGACCGTGCAAATGTCGCTCGGCTATGACGTGTTGGTGGATTATGAGATTTGCCACACGTTGCAACGCACCCGACCGCATGTGTGGGGCCGATATGTGGGGACGGTGACGGATTACCGTGGCGAAACGGCACGTGTTGACGCGCCCGAAGCGATCGCGCTGTATCCGTCCGGCAGGTGGCTCGGCGAATCGGACAAGCAAGCCAACGGGGAGAACATCGCGTATCTGCGGAACGTCTATAATCGGAATGTGGAGACGACTCCGCGTGAATTGGTCATGCAGGATGGAACGCCCAAGATTGTGAGCATTGATGGCGAAATATTATTATGACAGGCTTAAAACCGTAATATTGCCGCGAAACGCGGATGTGAACATGATTATCGGCGCGCGCGGTTTGGGTAAAACCTACGGTATGAGAAAATACATGATAGAGGATTATTTGAAAAACGGCTATTGTTTTGCGGAAATCGCCCGTTTTCGTGAGGAAAACAACGATGTCGCCGCAGACTATTTCGACCGTATTATAAAGGATAATATTTTTCCCGATTATGAATTTCGCACAACCAATAAAACGGCTGAAATACGACGGAAGAAAACCGGCAAAAAAGAAAACCCGTGGCGGATATGCGGTTATTTTATACCTTTGACCATGCAACAGCGAAAAAAGAAAAGCACATACGTGAGCGTACGCAATATTTGCATGGATGAATTTATTATCGATAATGACGATAGATACCACACGTATTTGAAAAACGAGTTCGAGCAATTGGCGAAAATCGTGGACACCGTGACGCGCGAACGTGCCGACGATACCGAGCTACGTAAGCCGAGAGTATTCCTTTTGGGTAACGCTTGCGACGCGTTTAATCCGTATTTTCGACGTTATGAAGTGCCCCTCAATCCCGAGTATGGGCTGCAATGGCTTGACGACAAGACATGTCTGTTCGATTACGTGCGAGACGATGACTATGCCGAGGAAAAGGCAAAGAACACCGTTGCGGGGCGTATGCTGAAAAACAATGATGATATGACAGCGAAAAACAAGTTTCGGCAATTTGATACCGATTTTATCGAAAAACCGCATAAGCACGCGAAACTCACTTATGTGTTCCGTTGGTTTAACCGAGAATATGGGGTGTATGTCGATCTACGATGCGGATACGTCTTCATATCATCGAAATACGACGGCGGCGCACATGTGCCATATTTTGCGATCACACGAGATGATAACAGACTGAACTACCTCACTGCGAATATGGCAAAAAAGTTGATTAAAAACCTTACATCGTATTACGCGTTAGGCTATCTGAGATATGACATGGTGGAAACGCAACACACCATGTTCGAAATGCTCAAGAATTTCGGTGTAAAATAAACACGGCATACGTGAGGTGCCATAGTGGTATCGCTAAAACACATTGTCGATGACCACGGTTGACTCCGGCGACGATGCGGCCGTGAGGGGAAAGCGCGCCGACCACCGCTATGGAACATGTCGCGAGTATGCTATTCTTGAGCCGTACCGGTCACATACCGGTACGGCTTTTTTTCATATATGAAAGGAAAAATAATGGATGACGAAACCACCGAGGAAAGGGACACCGCCGAACGTGATGATCTGACACCGGATGAAGCGCACCGCGAGGGCGAGTTCGACGACTTGCGCGACATGCTCGCGCGTTTGCTTGACAAAGTGGATGCAATGAGTGCGCGTGTTGATGGCATCTATGACAATTTCACCGATTCCGTCGCGCAAATGGTCGAAAACGGCGCGACCGTCAAGGAAAACGACGACGTTGCGGACGCCATCGCGGAAGCGGCGGCGGAAGACTTGGAAAATCTCGATTACACGCTCTGACGTAAACGAATAGGAGATATTATGGCTGTAGACAATGCGACAATTTTGGACAAGGTGCGTGCCAAGGGTACGGACGATTATCAGCAGCGTATTCCGAGCGCGACGCAAACCGGTGTGGCGAACACGATGCGCTACTTGTTCGATCCGATGAATCGACAGTATTTGAATGATTGTGTTTGGAATATGGTTAATCGTATCGGGCTCACCGTTATGGCGCAGAACGCGCCGTTTGAAAACCCGTTGTCGATTTTCAAAAAAGAAAACTTGTACTGGGGTTCGACTGTGCAGGAGATCGCGGTCAAGTGGATCAAGGCGCACGGGTACAAGGATGATGCGGAAGACTTGCTCAAGATGCACCGTCCCGAAGCCGCGGTGTGGTTTTACGAAATGAACCGGCGTGACCAATACCCAATTTCATGGACCGATGACGAATTGCGGCAGGCGTTCGTGGATGACTTCGGACTGAACCGGTTCGTCGCGCAGATTATGGAAACTCCGCGCAATTCCGACAATTACGACGAGATGAATATCATGCTTGCGCTGATTCGCCATTATGAGCAGAACCTTGGTTTCTACAAGGTGCATCTCGACGCGGTGCCGAACGACGAAACGACCGCCAAAACGTTGCTCAAGGCGTTGCGTTCCACCGCTGGACGTATGCAATTCCCGTCAACGCAGTACAATGCGTTGAATGTCAACGATATTCCGGCTTACGCGGACCCGCGGCAAATGGTGTTGTTGGTCGAGCCGGAATATCTCGCAAGCTTGGACGTCGACGCGTTGTCGGCCGTATTCCAGCTGGACAAGGCCGACGTGCCGTATCGCATTATCCAGGTGCCGAGCCTTGGCATCGAGGGTGCCGTGGCGTTGCTTGTGTCGACCGATTGGTATCAGGTGCGCGACACCATGTACGGCACGTCGCAGTTCTACAATCCGCAGACGTTGACCAACACAATGTACCTCAACCACTGGGGCATCTACGGCGTGTCCCCGTTCACCCCGTGCGCACTGTTCACAACCGACGCGGGCACATCCATCAAGGTTGTGACCCAGACCGTGACCGGCTTCACGCTGACCCCGGCGACCGATACCGTTGCGGCGGGCGATGTGCTTCAGCTCACGCCGAAGCTCACCGCCACCGTTACGCCGACGGGCACCGCCATCCAGGTGGCACCGGACGCGGCTACGTACGAAGTCGCGGCGAACCATGCCGCAAGCGGCGATGACGCGCACGGCGCGGCGTTCGACCTCAACGCCAACACCTTCGTGGACGATCAGGCGCGCCTGCATGTCCAGCGCGACGGTCTTGCGGCCGGTGACGTCATCACCGTGACGGGCACGGCAACGTACGTCAATCCTAACGGCGAGACCACGGAACACAAGGCGACTTGCACGTTCACCGTCGAATAGTCTGAAACGACTATGATATAAAATGAGTGGTGTTTCATGTGAAACACCACTCATTTTTCATATATAGAAAGAATACGAAATGGATTTCCCACATCTGCAAAACACGACGGCGTTCCCCGATACGGACACGCGCGTATACGGACAGTACCGCAACGTTTTCGACTACAATGTTTGGACGCCAAACACGGCAATCAAGCTGTGTCGCGTGAATTGGTACGATGATTACCACGACGTCGTGAAATTCACCGATGACACCGCCAGGAACGAATGGTTTGACAAACTGGACGGCGAAACCGTCAAGCTCACGACGAACATGTACATCGCACGCGCCGACACGGACGGCATAAAATTGCCCGTGCCCTACATGACGGCGCAACAGTATAATTACATTGTCGTTGACTTTTCGCATGACATTATCAACACTCCGCATCAGAAAACCGACGTGCAGACACGTTATCATTTTTTCATCACTTCCGTACGCGCGGAAGCGCCGAACACGACAACATGCACGCTTATGCGCGACGTATGGACGGACTACATCAACAGCACCACAATCAACGGTTTACTGTTGTCACGCGGGCACGCGCCTTTGACGGAAACGACACCGGCGCAACTCTTGGAAAACCCGCGCGCGAATTGTCGTGATTTCACGTTGCCCGACGTTGACTATGGCAATGCCGCATCGAATGTCAGGAAAAGCACGCCGGTTAATCTGCAAAACGGCGCAAGATACATCTGTTTGGCCACGACGTTTTCAGCCGAACAACTGCAAACCATGGGCAACACGCGCGGTGCAAATATCACGGACAGCGACCCGACATACAGCGATAACGACGGCACGGTAACGGGTTTCGCATGGGGTGCCGGAAACGTTTCCACGGCGAACGTCACCGGCGTAGGCACGTCATACAATTCAATCGATAATCTCACCGCAAGCAACGTGACCGTGTATGCGCTCGAATCGTCCAAGATATCGGGTGATTATTTCGACACGCTTTTCGCTTATTATCCGCATATAATGTCACAGATTACGGCGGTTTTTATCGCAACCGCAAACATGCTGAGCGTCGGGGGCTCCGTTAACGTCAATGGTGTCGAATGGTATACCGTCAGCGGCGCGCGCGCAAAATTGTCCGATATCGATCTGACAATCGATGATTTCGGATATCCCGCCGATTACACGAAAATAACACGCTTGTATCTCGCTCCCTATGCGCACTTGGAAATATCCGATAACGTCGGCAATAAAACCCGTGTGGAAATAGCGGACTGCGGCCGGCTCTCGGTACAGACGGTCACGTCCCTTAGCTATCCGATATTGCGGCAAATCGCGTGGCTTGACGGAATCGGAAGCGACGGCGATACGGCAATCAGCATTAATGCCATCGACGGGACTAGCATTACTAGCGACGTGCCGAACGCGGACGTGCTCAAAACGCTTATATCGCACGACATACCAACCTACGCGCTGCAACGTCGTGCGATCGACGCGCACCGCGCCGACGCATATAACAGGGAAATCGCGCAAGCGCGTGAAAACGCCATAATCGCATACGAAAACGGCGCGAGATCCGCGAACACGGCGAAAGCCAACGTTAACGCAACGAACGCGACGAGCGTTGCCAATACGGCACGTGGTGTCATACGTGATAACGCCGTCACCACGGAAAACAACAGCACGCGCGACGACATGCTGACATATGCCAACACCAGGCTTGATACCGATCTAGAAAGCACAAACATAAAAATCTACAGCGATTACGGCAACGACGTGACGCTGATGAACAAAGCGTTCATCGAGGGTTCGCAAAATGCCGCGATCACGTCAGTCACAAGCATGGTGGGCGCGGTTGGCGGTGCCGCCCTGACGATCGCGACCGGCGGTGCCGCCGCGCCGATCGCCGCGGGAGCGATGGCGGTCGGCAGCGCGGCTCTGCAAGGCTACAACACAGGCATGGCCATCTCCAACAACGCGGAACTCAACGCAACCGCGAACGACGTCGCAAATTTCAAGCAAAAACAGGCGCAAGCCACCAATAGGGAACAGACCGCGCACGCGAAAACACAGGCGGCAAGCACCACCGCCCGCGCAAACACGCAAGCGACTAACCTGACAAAGCTAGCGACGGACGCGGCAACCGAAATAAACAATAACAATGTGAACACGTCTAACGCGAACGCGGCGCGCTCACGCAACACTAGCGTCACGAACGCAAAAAACGTGATGACCAACACGCGTTCAAACGTGTCGGCCGCTTGGCGTGACTTGACTAATCATGCCGCGCAGCCCGTTGGCGCGTACAGTGGCGACAATTTCGGACATGCCACGGGGCTTGACACCATGACCGTGAAAATAGTCACCGAAGACACCGGCGCGATAGCGGCGGCGGGCGATTATATGCTGCGTTACGGCATCGCAAGCAACAAGCTCTATAATAGTCCGGTGTTGACGCCTTGCAGGCATTTCACGTATTGGCAGTCCGCCGATATATGGACGGTATGCCCGCTTGCGCAAAACGTACAGTTGCAGACGATCAGGGATATTTTCAACTCCGGTGTTACAATATGGACGAAACCCGAGGAAGTCGGCGGCGACTTCATACACGACAATCTATAAGGCGGAAAAAATATGGGACGTAAACGCACACATAAAAGGCCGTTAACACGTGCGGAAATGGGCGAACGCGGCGCGCCGGTGTGGCAACAATCCGAAGCGCTCGACTCGCAAGCGTATTCGATGGCGTACTCTCAAATGCTGAATATCGCGTTGGCTCGTTTCAAGTGGCTGAATCTACCGAAAACATGCGACGCGTGGTTTCTTGAATACAATCTACTGTATTTCGGTTACGCCACAATCGCGTTCCCGCATAGCAAGCCGGGCGTGTTTTTCAGCACGCAAGCGGTGCCCACATCGAATTTCAACGTCTATTACAAACCCAAGAAATGGGATAGTTACGGCATCAACGGATGGCGTTTCCCGGTCAACAATTCCAACGGCGTTTTCATTTACGCGAACCGCGCCCGCACGCCGCTTATTCCGACCATTGAATTTTTCGCGCATGAAATTGAAGATTTGTACATGACGCGCCGGCAGAATCGTTTCAATCAGAAAACACCGTTCATATTGGAGGTTCCAGCCGGACAGCAGACGGCGGGCATCAACGTCATCAAACAAATCTCAGGCGGTGAAATGGCTATCATGGCGACACCGGGTTTCACCGATTCCATGAAAGCAAACGTGTTGAAAACCAATGTACAGTATATCGGCATGGAATTGCAGAACGATATACAAAACACTTGGAACGCGTTCTATCAATCATTGGGCATCAAAAATCTGCCGTTGAAAATGGAACGGCAGACCGCCGACGAAATACAGGATTACGGCGAGCCGAGCGACCTACGCGCGCTATCGGAACTCGCGGAACGTCGTGCCGCGTGCGACATTCTTAACACAAGGTTCGAAAAATACCTGAAAGAACCGATACAAGTTGTGTGGAACGAAGACAACATAAGCCGAAACTACAATTACCTTACCGACATTGAGGAACAGGCGGACAGCGATGAATCTTGATACCGATTTTCCACACTACACGCCGAACGCCACACATGACGAATATCATCAAGTCATGTCGATCACGTTGGGCGAACTGCTGGCCCCAGGTGGCATCGACTGGGGTTCCGATGAATGGTCATGGCGCGAAAGCGCATACGACGACGCGCAATACGCGCGCTGCTGCAAGAAAATCGAAAACCGTTACTATGACCGTGAAATAGGCGTGTTGCCCGCAAGCCGATGGAAACGGCATTTCCTACGATTGATAGACGAAATAATGCCCGTCCTGAAACCATTATACGCGGCCGTTGACGGCAACTCGGGCGTCATGCTGTCCGATATGGACACATGGCATAAAATGCGCACGGTGTTCTCCGATTTTCCAGCAACGCAATTGGCCGAAAATCAGGATTACGCAAGCAACGCGACCGACAACCAATACGAAACAGTGGTCAACGGCAATTTTATGGATAAAATCGCGCATATCAAACAAGGCGATTACGTCGATATCGACGTGCTGCTATTAGACCACCTGGAAGAATGTTTCAGCCCTTTATGGACTGTTAATCTCAACAATTACTAACGAAAGGAACCATATGTTTCCGAACATCATAGCGTTAATGCCATTCTACGCATTATACGCATACACCCCCGTAATACCAAAATTCTACTGGAACGCGAAAAGCCAAGAGGAAATAGTAAAATACCTCTGCTGCGAATACGACAAACTGCGCCACTACGCGGACGCACTGGCCGACAAAGAAAACGAAACCGCGCAAGCGGTGAATCAGCTCACTGAAATCTTCAAAAAGTTTCAGGAATCAGGCTTCAACGACTACTATTTTCAACAGATTTATGACTGGGTGCAAGAAAACATGCCCAACATAATCAGCGAAGCCATAAAAACGGTATACTTCGGGCTAACCCTAGACGGATATTTCATAGCCTACATCCCGGAATCATGGAAACAAATAGTGTTCGATACCGGAATGCAATACGGCACACCTGAATACGGTAGACTTATATTGTCTTACGACGTGGACTCCGACGCACAACCCGTCGAACAGCCAACCACAAAATAACAAGGGAGAATAAAAATGGCAAACACCCCAGTACGCCAATACATCGGCGCACGCTACGTACCCCTATTCGCAAATCCCGCGGAATGGAACAACACTAAAACCTACGAGCCGCTAACCATCGTACTGCACGACGGCAACTCATACACCTCACGGCAATACGTGCCCGCCGGAATCGACATCAACAACACTGATTATTGGGCACCCACCGGAAACTATAACGCACAAGTAGAAGCATATCGCAACGAAGTGTCACAATATGACGCGCGCATAACCGATGTGCAAACACAAACGACAACGAACAAACAAGATATAGCAACCCTAAACACGACATTACAGACATTACAAAACACCACCGTGCAAACCGTAGAAAACACGCCAATCGTCTTCATAGGCGATTCAATCACGCAAGGATACGGCGCAACCACGCCCGCCACTGACCGCTGGACAACAAAAATATGCGAATACTTCCACGCGGAACAACACAATTACGCAGTCGGCGGAAGCGGATTCACAGCAAACGGGCAATCCGAAAAAGGACGCTTCGACCTACAAGCACAAACCGCCGCAAACGACACTCGATTCGACCACACTAAAGTACGACTCATATTTATTTCAGGCGGCGTAAACGACAACAAAACGGCACCCGACACCACAGCGAAAACTAACGCAGAAACATGCCTGACCACACTACGCAACGCATTCCCTAACGCCAAAATCATGACAATAATAGGCGTATCAGGAAACCTAGAATACGACAAACATGCACTAGGCGGCATTGGCATCATAAACCGTATTCCATTCTATCGCGACATGATACAATACATGCAGCAACAAAATTGCGCCACAATAGACGGATGGCGGCTAATATCAACCAACATAACCATGCAAGCAGATGACCGTGTACACCCTAACACAAAAGGATACGCATACATAGCCGGACAAATCTTAAACACACTATTAGGCGGTGCAATCACATACGAAGATTCCAACTACGTTTGGGATTTAACGTCGTATTCGTCGACCGATTCAACTATAAACGTTCAATGTCAGCAAAACACAATAACATTACAAGGCCGCTTGAACTACACTTTCAAGGAAACCGACACCGGTTACGGCACACAAATCGGAACGGCAACGCTAATGACGTTACCTAAATTCATGCGATTCAATAAGACAATTTACATACCTAATACAGTATACACAAGCTCATATTTTTACAGCTCAATCGGATATCTGCAATGCCGTGTAAATTCCGATCACATCCCAGTGTTAGAGGCAGTAGCACACTTCAATTCAAATATCACAACCTCAACTAGCATACAAACATTAGTTAATTGCACACTACCCCTATACGGCATATAACAAAAGCCCCGGCAAACACCGGGGCTTTTTTTGTTGTTTATATATCATTCATCATCGTCAATTGTGACAACATATGAACGACAAACGCCAACTTTATCACTACGACACACGAAATCAAAATCACAATCACCATACATAATTTCAAGAACCGTAGTAAGAGCCGATGTAAACGTGACTACACTATCATCGACGGTACCACAATCAGCCACCGTGGTTTTAAACAAGCCATCGACATCGACTTCGTAAAAATTATCAGGTTCAATCTCGGTTACATAAGCGTTAACTTTAAACATTTTATTTTTTCCTTTCATCGAAACCGACACTTATATATAATAATACCATAAAACACGACACGTCACAACCGCACCACTTCACCGCGTACACTTCCGCGTACCACACATTACAACACAAGTCAAACCGGCCCGGCGTGTCGCATCACCGCTTAATGGGAACCGTTCTCAATATGGGTTGTCTATCCAC